GTATAATTATGAAACAATAAGTAGCGATAAAATAAAAGATGATAATAAAGCATTTAACACATTTGGTCAAAGAGGATTAGATGAATTATTAAAATTAAGTCCTGCGAGTGGTGGAGCTAGTAGTGGAGCTGGAGCTAGTAGTGGAGCTGGAGCTAGTAGTGGAGCTGGAGCTAGTAGTGGAGCTGGAGCTAGTAGTGGAAGTGGAGCTAGTAGTGGAAGTGGAGCTAGTAGTGGAGGTGGAGCTAGTTGAGGTAAACAAAAATATAATATACCATTACCATCAATTCAAAAATTAAAAGAAAGGATTAAAACCAAAATATTAACAAATGATTGTAATCTTGCAGATCCTACTATTCCAAATATTGATCCAACAGTATTAAATGCTACCAAAGATAATGTAATAAGATATATAAGGAATGATTTAAATTTAAAAGCTAAATACGAAGAAAATGGTTCTATTAAAGAAGAAGTAATAAAAAATATTATATTCACACAAGATCAATTAAAAAAATTAGATGGATTAATATCTGTTTTGAATGATCTAGAAACAAATTCTACAAATAAATATATAGACTATTATAATAGATTAATTAAACCATTTTGTGAATTAGTATCATCAATAACTACTTGATAAAATTATTTTTTATTTAAAAAAAATAATTATAGACTATCAAATAAGATGACAGTAATGTTATTACCAAAAACTCCCTATATTTCTTCTCCATCCTCGATGGTATTAGAAGAGGTCATCCGTTCCAAATATGAATTAATTGATAAGATTGGAGAGGGGACATATGGGACTGTCTATAAAGCAATCAATCTCAATACAGATAAACCTGTAGCGATTAAAAAGATTAATCATCAGCAAGATTATGGGTTGAGATGTTTAATTGAACCATTAGTCATGTCCTCCATTAAACATAAGAATATTGTCCATGCGAATGAAATTATCACTCATTCATCCTTCACATGTATGGTCATGGATTTAGCTAAAGATGACTTATATAACTATATCAAGCTTCATCCTTCCACGCTTGATTTGCTACAGAGAATTCAATGGGTTTGGGAGTTATGTCAAGCGCTTGCTTGCTTACACCAAAATGATATAATTCATGGGGATATAAAAGCGGCGAATTGTTTAATTATGGAGGATAAATCTATGAAATTATGCGATTTTACTCTTTCTATCTTTTCCCCAAAGAATAAATTGAATACTCATACTGTTTGCACATTCACTCATCGACCCCCGGAAATACTAATGGATTATTCGTGGGATAAATCCGTGGATATATGGGCATTGGGATGCACTATCTATGAAATTATTTATGGAAAGACTCTCTTTCAATACCAAGGGGATCCTTCAAAACAAACCGAGGATTCCACATTAAATTCAAAAATGATTCTTTGTTTAAAAGATTGGGGAAAATTAAATAACCAATCGATAGATTATTTATCCATTCCCATCAAAAAAAATATTAAATATATCTCCCCCAATTTAAGATTCAAAGATGAACCAGAATATTACGCAATTAATGATTTAATTTTATCCATGCTTCAATTGGATCCAGCAAATAGACCCTCTATCTTCCATATTTTAAGCCATCCTGTTTTTCGATATACATTTCAATTGTTTCCATATAAAACAGTTGAATTTTTAACTTCCACTACAAATGAATTATTGAATTATGATTCATTTATTCAATCCTGTTTAATCCCCAAAGATATCATAGATTTAGTTTATAAATTAATATACTATATCATTCAAGAAAAATGTGTATATATTTCAGAAAGTAAAAATTCTCTATTCATATGGACGTGTATTTTTATTATCGCAAAAATAACTCATCAACCCATGCATCAATCCCCTCCCTATCCATGGAGTGAGATAGTATCCATGGAAAATTATTTAATTACACAACTCCATTACGAAATTCCATTTTGCTCGTTGCAATATAATACATATGACTACAATTAAAGCATACTAAAACTAGTATCGCTACTAGTATAAGTATCCCAGGAATTCCAAAGTATTGCCATGGGAATTGAATCGAATCAAATACTATTCCACCCTCAGTCGAACAAAGGAAAGTATCCCCTATAATACATTCATTCGTTTGATTGTATGAAAATCCTATTGAAGTAATACATTCATAGACTGTCTGATTAACGCATTGTTGAGTGCATAAATTATTAAGGACAATATCGCAACAAAAACAATTGCATGGATAATCATTACATTTTAATCCAACACATGATTGGCAAGTCTCGCAACAACTGGTACAACATTTATATCCATTATCACATAATACTCCGTCCGTAAAAGTATTAAAGCATGATGGATAAGAACTATTATAAGGCAATTGAGTGCATCCGCAATCTGGATTACATAATGGTTCTTGATAGGTGGAAACATTTGTTATAGAGCATTCATTCAAACTTTTCCAATAAACCGTTTGAGGAATACTCCAAGAAAATATTACGATAAAAGAAGTAAATAGTATCATCCCAGAACAAATATAACAATGACCTTTCCCAATTAATAAATGATTACAGTCATAGATTAACATCTTTATTTATTTATTTATTTATTTATTTAATATAAATAAATAATACTTTCAATTAGAGTTCCTTTTTCGCTAAACGGTCTTTATTCTCCTCCATGAATGCTTGAATTTCATCCTTCTTTTCAAAAATTTTCTCCCATTGTTCCTTGTAGAGAGTTACAGGGAAACGTTGGAGCCCATAAATAGAGATAGCTCCTTTCTCAGAAACCTTACAATGGAATTTTACTTCCTTCTCCTTCTTGAGACGGAGAATTTCTTGCTTAAGCATTTCCAATTCAATTTCCATTTTTTGAATTATTATTTTATAGAGTCAGATATTGACCATGTCACTATCCTCTTCCATCCTCGTTAAAAAAAATAAATTTTTTATTTTTTTATTATATAGAATATCTTTTCAATGCTTCTATATCGGAATTATTTATTTCCATAATGTATGCTTCTACATCATTATGTCCTACACCCAAATAAATACTTTCTGGGGATGCAACACAAGCGGAGATAACAAATTCAATACTATGAGGATCCAATAAATACCAACTTTCAGTAATGAAAAGAGGTTTATAATGTTGATCAAGCATAATAAATCGATGGAAATATTTCCTTCTAATATCTGTCTTATCAAATGCAAAATGGACCGAACAAATAAACGCAACATTCGTCCCTTTAATGGAGAAAGGAATGGGTGAGGATCCTCCACGGGCTTGCTGGAAGCTTAAATACGTATCATACGATTTATCCACAAAACATTTTCCAGTGAATTCATCAATTCCATAAATAATCATTTTAGGTCCAAATGAATAAATGAATCGTAATTGATTCGATGATTTATCCATAAATGGTAACCAATTTTTTTGGACAATTTCCGTTAATTGGGGGTCATGGGCTATAAGTCTCAATCCATAATTAATTTGCTTTTGAGGCCATTTAATTTCAGAAAGGATTATTTGGGGAGTTGTAGAGGGAAGATATTCCCTACTAGTCGCTGAACACCATATCTCATTTGTGTTTCTTACTACCAATCGAATATCTTCTAAATCTTGGACTGGACTGGGGTATTTAATAAATTCAGTATTATCAGTCAAAAGAATAGTTTTTTTTGGTTCATCAAATTTATCTTTATCACAAATATAAATTATATTCTTAGTATGGACGATTGTTTCTTTTGAATTATTGCAATGATACTGATTCTTTTCATCACAATGATAATTTACATGTCGAACATTTAAAATATATTCGTCTGAATTATCCGGATTCACGATAATACTTGGATTCGTCGCATTATAATCTTTAATTTTTTGTGAGGGAATTTTCCATTCTTGTTTAATGGGTAACTTATTAATAAGTGGAATTAATTTTTCCACTTTAGAATTACAATTTTGATGATTGATATCTTTATGGATAGTTAATCGTTCCAATGAATCTTTATCAGGGATAAATGAGGAATATTTATTATCCAATAAAATGAATGATGTATCATAGGAAGAAAATGATTTGAATGAAGGATTGATTACTTCAGAAAAATACTTTTTAGCTTCATCCGTTTTATTCTCATTAATCAATGCTGATAATTGAGCCAACATTTTTTATTACTTAAAAAGTAATTGATTTAAAGGGTGAATTAAAACAATATATCATTTTTATAAATGATATAAAAAATGGTCAGAATGGGGTTCGAACCCATGATATCTTACGATAGTAGATCTTAAGTCTACCGCCTTAAACCAACTCGGCCATCTGACCTCATTATATAATAAGTTATCTATTTAAAACATTTTTAATTCATAGAGCAAAAAACCTTAAACATTTTGTATAGAGAATCTCCATACTCATTTTCAATGAGATAGCGAATATTAGATGAAAACTTTCTCTTATACTCGATTTGTTCCAATCCTTGATTTTGAAGTCTCTTTGTTGAAACTTCAATCATATTCTTGATTCGTCGGGCAGTATGTTCTCCATCTGGACCTTGTCCTTCCATACGAGAATAAATTGCTTGTGGATTTGGATCATTCCAAAGAGTATAAATCCATTGAACACAATCATTCAAAAACATCATATATGTATTAAAGTAATAAATCACTTCTTCTTGTTGCGAAGGATTGGTTGCAAAAATGAGAGAGTTAATTGCTGTCTCTCGTTGGAAATTCTTTACGTCTAAATAGGGAAGAATGATCGGATCAAGATAAGGTGTATTTCCATAAGCAATGGGTAGATATCGATTTGCATATTCACGGTATCCAATACGTGTATTCATATCTCGTGTCTTAATGGATGCAACACAAAATAATAGATGATGTAGATCTGGATCATTGTTACGCATACGAACACGCCAATCATAGGCATCAGACATAACCTTGATGCATCGCTTAATACGGGACTTTGAAGAATCATCAAATTCAAAAAGCATCACAAATTCTCCATTAGTGATACGAGGATCAAATGTATCCTGTTTATTTGAAATGGGATAATAACCATTCTTGAGGAAATCATTGACTTGCTCTAGATTGAATTCATCTGGTCGGTCAAACTTTGAAAGAATATCTTCGGGGATGATTGACTGACTTGATCCTCCCTCCATTGTATGAACACCAAGATACATTAGTTTCGCATGGGTCAGAGGGATACGAGATCCAACTTGAAGACGAGGATGAACAATCATGAATGAATAAACATTAAATTCTGCATTAGGATCCGAGCTTGGGAATAATTCATCCATTGGTCCATTAAGAAGTTGATACATTTCATAGAATGATTCTTTGCATCCACCCCAAGTCGTTTTATCCGTCATAATTCGCTTATGTGAGGAAATAAAAATCTTATTCGAACGGGTATGCTTCCATACTCGAACAAGCGTTCCATCATGGCCTTTAACCCATGTCACTCGATCTTCTGGAATAGTTAGATCCTGTCCATCCAATGACTTGAATCGGAAAGATGAAAATGGTTTAATCTTATCAAATGAAACAACGGGAACAATATCCTTACTCATAGAAAGACTGACATTTACGGATGCTCCATAAGATTGACAAACGATACGCTTCTCAACCAAATCCACAATCACTCCCTTTAACCATCCATACTTGGATAGATCGCAATAGAGACTATGATGGATTAGAGCAAGACCTAGATCCGGGTTATAATCAAATACACCCCAGGATTGGTCCGAATAATCAAGCTTGGATCGATCAAAATCCAAATGAAGGATTTCAGCTACATCCTCATAGATTGGAAGCATATTGGTATTGATTGAAGACATTTTTGTGTGATAGTATTATTATTTGTAGTTAAATAATAATTTTATTAAAAAAATCAATTGAGGGGTTATATATCCATTTTCTTTAAATGGTTATAAATATAAAGTAAAAATGAATGAATTAATTGAAAAAATCAATTTTCATGAACAAGTATTATTTGATACCAAAAATCATTCTCTTATAGGGATTCGCAATGAATTATCTGGGTCTAGTATTATACTATCTATTGTATCAAATCATTTAGCGGAATATCTATGTGATTCATGCAACAAAGAATATGATATCCCCGGGTATAAATTTTTTATTTATCCAATGAATCGATGGTTTGGTTCAATTGAATCATCCTCATTTTCTTTTTCCTCCTCCTCCTCCGAAACCATCCCCACTATTTGGACGGCCTATAAAAATTACCAAAATGATCTAGAACAATCTATACAAGATTGTTTTAGTAAATTACAAAAATTATACGAATCAAATCCAGTGATTGATCCAACTTGGCCTTTGGAATGTAGACAATATTTTGCAAGTTTGAGTCAAAATTCCTCTGCAGAAATTTCCATTGATTTAGTTATGGATGAATATGAACCAGTGAATAACAACAACATACAAAAAGAAACGATACAAAAACCCATCGATAAGTTTGATGAGAAAGAACTAAATGATATGAGTAATGATACTCAGGATCATCATCATCCACTAAATCATCAAACAATTGACGAATATCAATCTCATTGTAATACCGAAATTCACGAGGTTGTTGATGAATTACATTCACAAGAATTGAATAAGGAGGAGATGAAGGAAGAGATTGTTCAGGGGTTGGAAGACGTAAAGGTGTCTGAACCAATGACTGATTCTCAGACGAAGGAAATGAATAGGTCGGAGACTGTTGAGGTGAAGGAGGAGCAGTCTTCACCTCCTCAAAAAAAGTCCAATCGGAAAAATCAGTCATCTTCTTTAAATAAAAAAAAGAAAAAAGACAAAAATATTTCAATTGGATTAATTCCTCCTGAATCTATTTAAAGTATAATTTAAATATTCCTTATGAACCTCTTTCAATCCCGATTTAATTATTGATAAATCTTTTTCATTCACATATTCTAAATGATGAATTCTTGCGATATGTAATTTATATAATGATGGATAATATTTTGGATTAATATAATTAGTATTATATCTATAATTAATTTGTTGGTATCTATTAAGCCATTCATTCGGCATAACTTTAAGTATATCCGGTTCAATGAAAAGGAAAGGTGCAACATCATGAATCATTTTACAAAATAATGTTAATGATTTCATTTTTTATTTATTTATTTATAAGATTAATTGTAATTAAATATTTCAATTAATAAAAAAATGCCCACTTTAGAACAAAGAACGGTCGATGGAGTAAAACAAGTATTAAATCCAATTACTAATAAATGGGTAAAAGCTTCTGGAGAATCTGGAAAGAAATTATTGGGAAATGATATCTGTCAATTGTATCCAGAAAAGCAAGGATTTGAAGAATTGGAACATCAAAAGAGAGTATCAAAATACTTCCTAAAAAGTCCATACAGAGGAATATGTCTCAATTGGGGATTAGGATCGGGGAAATCATGTGGGTATGCCACTCTTATTGATGCGTATTTATCCAACCCAAAAAATCCAAAGAAAGTATTCATGATTACTTCTGGAAGTTTGAGAGAGAATTTTGTAAGTCAATATTGTTCATTCTGTGGAAAAAATACCAAAGATTTATTGAGATATATGACATTTATTTCGTATAATTATTCGGGGGTATTGGAGGGATTGCCCTCTTTAAACAATTCATTAATTGTGATTGATGAAATTCATAACATTTTGAATGCAAGAGTGAATGGGTCGGATACTATTGGAAAATTATACGAAAAAATTGAACAATCAAAAAATTCAAGGATTGTGGTTGGGTCTGGGACTATTTTAGTGTCTCATTTAGAGGAATTATATTATTTAATGAAATTATTAAAACCAGAATCATTTTATTCCTTGGATAATTTTTTGAAACAATTTGAAATTGTTAATGGTGTTTATTACCCTATTAATGAATATAATTTATCAGGGAGAATGAAAGGAGTAATTGATTATTTAAGAGCTATAGAAGATTCAGATGAACAAGAAAGTAATTATCCCAAAGTAAAATCATTGAATATATTCGTTCCAGTGAATAAAGAAAACCCTGAACGTGTTGAACGATTAATTCATTGGAGAATTAATGAAATGAATGTTCCACCCCCGGGGGATATTAAAGGACGAACATTGAAAGCCTACCAAGCGGCAAAAACAAGATTTTTCTTAGCGAATAGTATGCTTAAATCAAGACAAATGTCGAACTTTATTTACCCCAGTCTGATTCATGCGGATATGTTGGTTGGATCGAACCTAAAAAAGACTATTCCGGAAGAACCAAAAAATAGACGATTTGAAGATGATTTAGTATCAAGGGGAGGATGGATTACTCCTGATATCCTTAAATTAATTGAATTACAAGGAGAGAAAATAAATGCTATTGTCAAGGATGTCATTCAAACGCCTGGAAAACATGTCATTTATAGTTCATTCAAAACATACTATGGAGAGTATCTTTTTTGTAGTATATTCGATATTTTAAAAATTCGCTATGTGACTTTTGACGGAGAAATGGATGACCAAGATAGAGAAGAAACTTTAACTAAATTTAATTCGGATGAAAATGTGGATGGATCAAAATTCAAGGTATTAATTATGACGGATTCTGGGGCGGAAGGAATTACTTTATTGGCGGTTAAAACTCAACATATATTAGAACAATCTGTCAGTGAATATTTAATTGAACAAGTCATGGGGAGATGCAATAGATACAAGTCTCATAATCAACTCCCAAAAAAGGAAAGGACACTCACAATCAAAAGATACTTCTTAGATGTGGAAAAATCATTCCCTAATTATAAGAATAAAGAATTCTCTCCAGATATCATCGCTTACAAACGAGGTCAGCTCAAGAAAAAATCAATCTCTTATATGACATCCACATTTATTCCTTCATTAAAATTGATTTAATTAAAATTATTTTTAATACAAAAATAATTTCACGATGGAAGGAAACGATCGTATGATTCGTGATTTTTTTACTCCCGAAAAATGGGAAGAAAAAGTAAAGGATCTTAATGGGAGTTACGAGACATGGGAACGCTCTCCATTCACTGGAGAGCATTATTGGCGTGAGTCTAAATTTCCACGTTTGTGGAAAAATGTTTCTGAAAAATTATTCCCCACTCAAGACTTTCAAAATCAGAAAGATTTTATGAGGGAAGTTTATCTCCATTGCTCGATGGAGCAATTCGGTTATGCTTTATTCCAAAATCGAATGGATGATGAAATTATTCAGATATTAGAAAAATAAAATTATATATTATATTACAAATATATAATTAATTACTTAAATTACAAAAACAAATGCTCGAATAATTTTCCATAAGCTAGGACCATAATACATCTGCTTTTCCTTCACATGATGTTTGAGCTTGAGTTGTTTGTAAATACTATTTCGATTGATACTAATAATTTTATTTGTTTCTTTCATACAATCGGGAGTATCAGGGGGTAAATTATTTTTTCTTTCATCAAATTCTTTAATAATTCCTTGAACGGAGATATCCTTT